GGAACCAGCCGTAGGTAATAATCTAATTGGTGCTGCAAGAGATATTCATACATATACAGATTTAGCTGGAGACTCATTAGCTGCAATAGGAACTAATAGAAAACTTTACATATATTATGATAACAATTTTTATGACATCACACCTTTATCAACTACTATTCCAGCAGTATTTACATTCACATCAGGGACAACCATTGTAAACGTTCTTGCAACATCTAATGGTGCAATCGCTGGAGACTTTGTTACATTTTCAGGAGTTAGTGGAGTTAACGTTGTAAACATTACTAATGCAGATATGGGTCAAGAATTTGAGATTCAAACAATTACAGATTCTAATAACTTTACAATTGATGTTGCATCTATTGCAACACCAGGAGTGGTAACTACATCTGGATCAGCAAGTGGCGCTGCATTTCAAATTAATGTAGGTGCAGATATTACAACTGTTGGTAACGGATGGGGAGCCGGTGCATGGGGATTTTCTACTTGGAATACACCAAGACCATCAGGAGTTATTACAGCAAATCCAAGAGTTTGGAAAATAGATAACTTTGGTGAAGATATTATTGCAACGATCGTTGGTGGTAAAACCTATTACTTTGATACTTCTGCATTTTTACCTGCAAGAAATACTAGAGCTACATTATTAAGTAATGCTCCAACACAATCTAATTATATGGTGGTATCTCCTAGAGATAGGCATATTATATTCTTTGGTACACAAACAACACCAGGTACAACATCAACCTATGATCCAATGGCTGTGTTATTCGGTTCACAAGAATCTACTACTGACTTTACACCTAATGCAACTAATACAGCAGGATTTCAAAGGTTATCTTCAGGAAACCAAATTGTAACTGCAGTTCCAACAAGAGGAGATATATTAATATTAACTAATACATCAGCTCATTCTATGCAGTTTGTTGGCCCACCATTTACATTCTCATTTAAACAAATCGGTACGAACTGTGGAGCTTTAGGAATACACTCTGCTGTAGAAGCGGAAAACGTTGTGTATTGGATGTCAGATGGTGCATTCTATCTGTTTGACGGGGTTGTAAAAGAAATTCCATGTTCAGTACAAGATTATGTATTTGGAGATTTAAATCCAGATGAACATTCTGTAATTTATGCTGGAGTTAATCTTGAGTTTTCAGAAGTGAATTGGTTTTATACATCAGCTAACTCTACTGAAATAGATAGAGTTGTAACTTACAATTATCTTGAAAGAGTATGGACTATTGGAACTTTAGCTAGAACAACTTGGGCTTCTAAAGATATATTTGCAAATCCTTTAGCTACTAAATATATGCCAAATTCTACAACACTTGCTCAACCAACAGTTATTGGTTTAACAGCAGGTGTGTCTACATTATATGATCAAGAAAAAGGAGTGAACGATGATACAGGTCCAATTACCGCTTACATTACATCAGGGGACGTGGATATTGTAGACGGAGATAATTCTATGTTTATTAAACGATACATTCCAGATTTTAAAAATCAACAAGGTGCCTTGAATATGCAATTTTTAGTTAGACAATATCCTGGTTCAAATCAAACAGTTGCATCAAGTACTTTAGTTTATTCTACAACAACTAAAGTAGACATGCGCGCGCGAGGACGTCAGGTTGCAGTTAAAATTATAAGTACTGAAGTTGATACTAAATGGAGGTACGGAACTCTTCGTATAGATGGTCAACAGGATGGTTTAAGATAATGGCTAAACTAGACCAACCCAGACTTGCAAACGCTACACCTGTATATAGTCAACAACAGATGGACCAGATTATTAGAACACTAGAGCAGATGGTGTTACAATTAAATAATACCTTTACACAAGATGTTCAAGATGCTAATGAAGCAGAAGCTTGGTATTTTATTAGAGTATAAAGAATAATGTCTAACGTATATAAAAACGCAATATATAATCCAACAACAACGGCTAATACAACTGTCTATACTTGCAACGCTACGGCAAGAGCGGTCATTCAAACCATTCAATTAACTAATCAGTCAGGTAGTCATACAGTAGAAGTTTATATTTATGATTCTTCTACAACAACTACATCAGAAATAGCTCATATTACTTTAGGTTCTAACTCTACAGAAAATGCTGCTAAAGGACCTATTATTTTAGAAGAAGGTGATGCACTATTACTTTCTTGCACTAATACAGTAGTATCAGGAGTTATTTCTATACTAGAAGTGAATCGAGGATCGTTGACAAACTAATGAAAGAAATAAAAGTAATCTGTGATTCAGAAATCACAATTAGAAATATAAAGACAGGACATGTCTATAAAAACGAAGAAGAGGTTAAAGCAGATTTAAATGCTAAACCTGAAGATATTAAACGTGATGTTAAAATCATAGTTCCGACTATCCCTTTATTTAGCAAAACATGATTCAAGGTGATAGCAAAGAATATGAATTTTTTGATGATGCTATAAAGTTATTAAAAAATCCAATAGGAGTTAGCGTTGAAATAGGTGTTCGTCGTGGCATGGGTAGTAAAAGTATTATTGATGCTTATAGAAAATATCATCCTCATATAAAATTAAATCATTTAGGAATAGATCCTTATGGTAATATTCTTTATAGAACTTCAGATGAGGATAAAGGTGGAAGATTAGATTATACAAATAAAATGAAGCAGGAAGCTTTATTAGATTTAATTAAAGAATATCCAGAATTTAATTTAATAAATTTAGAAGATTCAGAATTTTTTAAAAGATTTGCAGATGGCTATCCTATCTACAATGAAAATAAAATATTATTAAAAGAATATGAAACTGTTCATTTTGATGGGCCCCATGATACAGAGTCTGTAATGAATGAAGTTAATTTCTTTTTAGAAAGAAAACCTAAACAATGTGTGTATATCTTTGACGATATAGATACTCATGATATTGACAAGATAGGTGAACATCTGATATGGAATGGTTTTAAAGAATTTAAAAAAGGTGAGAGAAAGGCAGTCTACATATATGAATCCTAAAGGTGGAACGGAGATCTTAAAAGAACAACTTATTGCTCAACTACCAGAAGAATCATTAGATGGAATTAATCTAATTGGTTCTATTTGTCATCCATCACTTGTTAAAGAAGATAAGATAAACATTCTTTGGCAACATTTAAGTTATGATCAGCCCAATGTTAGGTTAATGCAAGATCGTAAATTTGTAGATTCTATTGATTATTTTATCTATGTTAGTCATTGGCAATATAATAAATTTAGAGAAATTTATAAAATTCCAGAATACAAATCTTTTGTAATTAAGAATGCAACTCATACATTTGATACAGTTGAAAAACAAAAAGATAATAAAATAAAATTATTATATACCTCAACTCCTTGGCGTGGACTTGCAATATTAATTAAAGCTATTGAAATATTAAACAAAACAAGAGAAGATTTTGAGGTTGATATTTATTCATCTACTAAAATATATGGATCAAAATTTGATGAAAATGAAAAAGATAAATTTGAAGCATTATTTGATAAATGTAAAAATACACCTAATGTTAATTATCTTGGTTATGCAGATAATGATTCAGTAAGAGCTGCAGTACAAAAAGCTCACATTTATGCTTATCCATCTATCTTTGAAGAAACATCTTGTCTTGCTGTTATAGAAGCGATGTCAGCAGGATGTCATGTTGTTACAACTAACTATGGTGCTTTACCTGAAACCTGTGGTGAATTTGCAACAATGATTGAATTTGATTCTAGTGGCCAGAATTTAATTGAACGATATGCAGAAACACTAAACTCGGTAATTGACAATTATAAAAATAATTTATATAAAGATGATTTAGAAATGCAGATTAAATACTATAACAAAAATTATTCCTGGGAAACCAGAATACAAGAATGGAAAAACTTTTTAAATTATGTCAGAACAGAAAAAACACGTTAAGCTATTCATAGCAACACCAGCATTTGGCCATCAAGTAACAACCAATTATGCAAACAGTTTATTAAAGTTTGTATCAACATCTCATCCAAGATTAGCAGTAGCATCAGCAGTACACATGCAATCAGGAATGGCTTTAGTTACCCAAGCTAGAAATAACTGTGTAGCGTATTTTCTTAATTCAGACTGCACGCATTTTTTATTTATAGACGCGGACATTGGATTTGAACCAGAAGCAATTTTTAGATTAATAGAAAAAGATGTACCTTTATGTTTAACACCATATCCAGTTAAAGGTTATGGTAAAGATAATCAATTACAATTCATAGTTCATTTCCCAGATAAAAATAATGTAAGAGTAGATAAAGATGGCTTTGCAGAAATAGTTGCAGGACCTACCGGATTCATGATGATTAAAAGAGAAGTGTT